GTACAAACTAAATTAAAACTTATTGAATTTAGAAAACATGCAGAATTAGAATACCCAACTTATAACAGATTCGTAAGTCATTTCAAAAATTGGATTATACTTAATCCACCTAAAGATTTAAACCAACCCTTAAAAATGGTATACTAATGGCAGATTTAAAAGTAATTAACCTTGCGGATAAGGCAGAATATATCATTGATGTACAAAAAAACGGAGAGAATTTAGTTTTATGTCCAGTTTGTTCACATACTCGAAAAAAGAAAACCCTAAGATGTTTTAGTTTTAACCTAGGTAAAAATGCAGGTCGCTGCAATCATTGTGGAGTTGTGTTAGTAACCAAACAAGAAACGCCTATAATTATTACACATATTGAATATAAGCGACCCAAATGGCAAAACAATACTAAACTATCGGATAGGGTCGTAAAGTGGTTTGAGGGGCGTAAAATTAGCCAATACGTTTTAAATGATTTTAAAATTACAGAGGGTTCAGAATGGATGCCACAAACTGGCAAAAATGAGAACTGTATTAATTTTAATTATTTTAGGCTAGGTGAACTTATAAATATTAAATATCGGGACGGCAAAAAGAATTTTAAACTATTCAAAGATGCTGAAATGATATTTTATAATTTGGATGCTGCTATTAGCAATACTGAAATTATAATTGTAGAGGGTGAAATGGACGTTTTAGCACTTGCTCAATGCGGAGTTAATAATGTTATTTCAGTCCCTAATGGATGCACCGACAAAGGAACTATTAACGTGCAATACCTAGATAATTGCATAGATTTTTTTGATGAGAATTTCAAATTCATTTTAGCATTAGACAATGATAAAGTTGGAAATAGGTTAAAGGATGAATTAGCAAGGCGTTTAGGTATTGAAAACTGTAATGATTGTTTAATAAAATACGGACAAAACATTACAAAGGAGTGTTTAAATGATGCTAAAGAGTTTCCGATAGTAGGGGTTTTTAATGCAAATGACATTAAAGAAGATATTTATAACTATTACACTAATGGGCTTCCTACAGGTTGTGGTATTGGAATGGGTGAACTTGACATGCACATTAAGTTTCAAGAGGGGTATTTAACTTGCATAACCGGAATACCTGGACATGGTAAAAGTGAGTTTTTAGATTTTATCCTATGTAGGCTTAATATTTCACATGGTTGGAAAACAGCCCTTTATAGTCCTGAAAACCACCCTTTAGAATTACACTTTAGTAAGTTTGCTGAAAAGATTATAGGTAAACCATTTGAGGGGACTAACCGATTAAGTCCAATTGATTTGGAAAATATGATTAATTACCATGCAAACAACTTCTTTTTTATTAATCCAGAAAATGATTTTAAACTTGAAAATATATTATTAGCTGTTAGGCAATTAGTTAGAAAAAAAGGAATAAAGGCTTTTGTAATTGATGCGTGGAATAAATTAGACCACCAATACGGAACTAATGAAACTAAATACATTTCCGAACAATTGGATAAGATTACAAGGTTTTGCCAAACAAATAACGTGCATTGTTTCTTAGTTGCACATCCTACAAAGATTCAAAAGGATAAGGCTACCGGTAAATATGAAGTACCGAACCTTTATAATATTTCAGGTAGTGCCAATTTCTATAATAAAACAGCAAACGGCTTAACAGTTTATAGGGATTTTGATACTGGGCAAAGTCATATTTATATCCAAAAAGTAAAGTTTAAACATTGGGGTAAAGTTGGATGCGTAGTTTTAGGATGGGATTACACAAACGGACGTTACTACAAAGGAACTCCAAATAGTGATAATTGGTTAACTTATGATCAACCTAAACAATTAAATCCAAACAATGACTTTATGAACGAAACTCCAATAATTACAGATAATTCAGATATAGAACCATTTTAACAAATAACCATTATGACACCAAAAGAAAAAGCAAATGATTTATACGAAAAGCATTGTTATAAGTGTTTTGAATGTGATTTTAGTGAAAACGCTAAATTATCAGCAATTATAACAGTAGACGAAATAATAAAAACAAACCCAATTTATCCAAATAATGTAGATTGGGATGATGCCGGAGGTACTCATGAATATTATTATAGTGCACAAAGAATTGCGGCTTTGAATTTTTGGAATGAGGTACTTAAAGAACTAAAACTATTATAAAGAAAACCATGAGAAAATCAGAACAAAAAAGAAAATTACTAATAACTCAAATTAAAAACCATTGGATTGATTCTGACTTAAAGCAGTTATATTTAGCAGGCGTTATTGGTTGCACTCCATCCCATATTAGCAATGTTTTAAATGGGAAATATAACCCCGGGTTTGATAGTATAATTGAAATATGTGAGGCAATTGGTTTGGAAGTTGTTATAAAAGAGAAAATATCAAAATAATTGTTAACTTTGAAATACTAAATTAGTAGAAAATAGAATGGCATTTAAGAAAGGACAGCCTAAACTAGGGGGCAGAACAGAGGGAACTCAAAACAAACTCACTAAAACGGTTAAAGAACGTGTTTTGGAGGTATTTAATGAACTTCAAGAAGACCCACAATCTAACTTATTAAGTTGGGCTAAAGAAGAACCTACGGAGTTTTATAAAATTGCTGCTAAATTGATACCTGCTGATATTAATGCTAAAGTGGACGGTAAAATGATTATTGTATTACCACCTAATGAGAGATAATTATGAAAATTAAATGTAAAAACTGCAATTTAGTGTCGATTATTGAAAAACCAAATTTTGAAGTTTCTTTTTGTTTAGCTCATTGCGTATCATGTGATGGTAAAACTATCCATTATATAGTAGAAAGTATTTAAATAATGTTCAAAATACAATGGTGTAAATGGGATAAGATTATCAATGAAGCGTTTATACCTTTAATTGATAATAAAGACCGTTACATAATTTGTAAAGGCGGTAGGGGTTCAAGTAAGTCAGATGCCATAGCAAAGAAACTTATTTACAGGTGCATTTCAGAGAACTATTTTAGGTGCATTCTAATTAGGAATACATACGGTTCTATTAAAGATAGTAGCTATCAAACCTTAAAGGATATTATTATTGATTTGGGTTTATCTGACTTATTCGAGTTTAAAATACAGCCTTTAGAGATACATTGTATTAACGGTAATTCATTTTTAGCAAGGGGTTGCGATGATACAACTAGGCTAAAGTCAATTAAAGATCCATCGGCAATTTGGTATGAAGAGGATATTGTAAGTGAATCTGATTTTATTACCATTACTACCGGAGTTCGTACAATCAAAGCCGATTATCTACAAGAAATATTTACTATTAATCCTGAAGTTGAGGGTAATTATCAGGACCATTGGTTTTGGAAAAGGTTTTTTGAAGGTAAGCCAATTGATGAAAGTTTTAGCGATATTACTAAAATGCAAATTGATGATGATAATGTTGTTGATTTAACTTATACCGTACATCATAGTACTTACAAAGATAATAAATGGATTCCTAAGGAGTTCATAGCGTTTTTAATGGATTTAAAGACTAAAAACCCTTATTATTGGCAGGTATATTGTAATGGGTCGTGGGGGAATAGAGTATTTGGCGGACTATTCTATAAAGGTTTCAATGTAGGAAGGAATACACTTAACTGGACTTACGACCCTAACATACCACTTCATATCTCTTTTGACTTTAACGTTAATCCATACATGAGTTGCTCTGTTTGGCAAATATCAGGACAGTCCGCTTACCTAATAGATGAGATTGCTATGAAGTCACCTAATAACAGAACTAAAGACACATGCTGGGAGTTTGTAAGGCGGTATAATTCACATAATGGCGGTTTGTTTGTTTATGGCGACCCAGCTGGACGTGCCGAATCAACTAAAACAGAATTAGGATTTAATGAGTATTCAATAATAGAACAGGAATTAGAGAAGTTTAAGCCAACTATTAGAGTGGCTCGCTCACATCCTCCGGTAAAGACTAGAGGTGATTTTATTAATAGTTGCTTCGATGGCTCATTTCCCGATTTACAAATATACATTTACGAAAAATCATTATATTTGAAAAACGACTTACTTTTTGGCAAAGAAGCAAGCGACGGAACTAAACACAAAGAAACCGCTAAAGATGACAATGGAGTAACTTGCCAAAAGTACCACCATTTTAGTGATAATATGGATTACTTCATTTGTGAGGCTTTTAGCGAAGAGTTTAATAGATATCAACACGGAGATTTAAAACACGGTCGCTCGATGGGCGGTGTAGTACATAACAGTAAACATAGAATGTAACATTTTGTAACAATAAATATATTTTGTAACAATTACAATTATTTTTGTTACATGGGTAGATTATTAAGGCTTAAAGACTATGAACGAGCTATACAAAGTGATAACTTAGACCAAGTATTAAGTTCTAATT